GCTTAAGTCTGTTTACTTGTTCTAGCCTCTTCTCTTTCATAAATTCTGTTTCGTTATCTTGTGGCGTATTTAGTTTCTTTAATTGTTTTCTTGTCTCATTAATTTGTTCTTGAACAGCTCTTCTTCCTGAGGAAAGTCTGTCGCTTTCGTCATCTGGCTGCGTGATTGTTTGTGGTTCCGTGGTTGTTGATATTCCCTTCGCTTTCGCAACCTCTGCTCTTTGTCTATTTCTTTGCACTGAGGCTTTTTGCTGTTCCAAAAGTTTGTCTAGGTATTCAGTATTGTTCCGCAATCCAACGGATTCAACTTCTATAAATGTTCCAGCTTCGTAAATTTGGTCTTGCAATTTTTCAAGATTTCCATAAAGGTTTCCGTGCATAACATCAATTTCTTCTTGGGTTATTTCGCCAATTGCTTCTATGCCTTGTTCTAAATATGTTTCCGGGTCTTTATCATTCAAGCTTGCTGGTTTTATTCCAAGTGCGTCTTGATATATGCGCGATATGGTCAAAAGCTCAATAATTGGCATGTCAACTCGCCTAACCGTCATGCCAAGCTGAAGAAGAACATCATCTTCATATGCGTCGGATACAACTCTTCCTATTACTCTGTGGTGTCCATCTACTATGTATCCGTCATTTGAAACAATAATTTTCTTAAAAAGTCCGTGCTCTCTTCTGAGCCTTTCCAATTCTTGATTTCTCCATTTTTCTGCAGCGTCTTTACCTGATTCAGAAAGAATTTTGTCGTATCCTGCTTTGACTTTTCTTAGTTCGCCTTTCATAATTTTGCCAAGATTGTCCACTTTGTCTGCTTGTACTTCTCTTTGTGATGCTTTTAGGGTGTTGGCTGGCGTTATTTCCTCTTCTCCAACAGAAACTTTTGTCAATTCAAGAAAATCTATAAAGTTGTCTAACCCATCTGCCTCTACATACGGGTAATCAAGATGACTAAAAAATATTTCTTGTTCTTCTGGGGTTAGTTTTTCTACTTTGCCCAGTTTGGCGAGTGCTTTTTGCTTATCTTCACCATCTGGCATTCTTTCAATTCTTTTAAGCTCTGCACCTTTGTTCCATTTTTCACCAAGAACTTTGAGGTCTTTGCCGGTCGCCCTTACTCCAAAACGCTCCAAAATTGCTTTTGCTTCCTCTGGCGAAATTTCTACTACAGATTTTTTCCCTTGAAGTTTGATTTCAACTGTTATTTTTTCTTTTCCGTTAAGTTGTCCAGAATTTATTCCGTCGTTAAAATGGCACAATCCCTCCAGCATTGACCATGCGCGCTCTAATTCATTAGCTGCATCTTCGTTTCCGTCGGCACGAAACTTATCAATTTGTTTATCTATACCAAGTTCTTTTTTGAGTTTTTTCCCATCTGAGGTTACGAAATGAGCATTTAATACTTCCGCTGTTGCAAGTTGCGACTTCCACATTTTCATGGCAACACTTTCATGGTTCCTCGCCCTACCGCCAACTTGCGGCATTTCTCTTCTGTCAATTCCCAAGTTCTCACTACAAAATACATTCACTCCTTCTGCATAAACCTTGCAAAGGTCTATCGCGTTCAATAGTCCTTTTGAATCTTTTACTTCTTTCAAGAGTTTGTTTAATTGGTTTGCTGCATTTTCCACCATGCGCGGTTCATTTTTTGCTAAGCCATCATCGACTCGTACGGTCTGTCCCATTGCCAGCATTGCAACTGCTAGCTCTGCGTTTTTAACTGCGTATATGACCTGCTTTGTGGTTACTGATATTTTTGGCTTTCCATCAGAGTCATACAATCTTTCTAGGCCAAAAGTAGAAAGCTCAGCGTCACTTAAGGTATTGAAAAATTTATTTAGGTGGTCTCTTTTAATTTTTGCTGCGTCTGCGTCTTCCGTTCCGGGCGGTATATATGGAGCTTCTATTTTTTCATATAGTTCAATTATTTTTGCTTTGGCTCTTGCGGCAAAATCTGCCTCATCTTGTTTGTTGCCGGGCCTGAATGTTCGTTCAGCACCAGAGGAAAGTCTTTCTGTTCTTCGCGAAACACCAGGAATAGTCGATGCTCCGGTGCGTTTTGTTGCTCTTATTTGACCAGTTTCTGCAAAATCGTCAAGCTCGGATTCTCTCATTCTTACTCTTGGTCGCGAATCAAGGCCTTGATGAAATTTTATTACTGCTTGTTCTATTTTTTTATCTATTTCATTTGACGAAGAGGTAGAAAGCAGTCTTTCTATTTTTGGGTCCAACTCGTCTTTTTCCAATTTATCAAATGGCGTAAATGGTGTTGGCTTTAACCCCGTTTTGCCAGTTGGCATCCATCTTCCCTGGCTACCACCACGGCTTGTTTGAACCCATTCGTGCTCAACACCATCGCCGTCCACGTATTTTTGTTTTTTGCTCGGCTGCCTAATTAGGTAGTCTCTTTCGTTAATTTTTTCTAGTATTTTTTTTACTTCTTGCAACTTATTCGCAGCTCTTTGCTCTGGTGTATTGTCTTCTATTCTTTCCCATCTTGCTCCATCCCATTTGTAGCTTCTGCCGGCCCGGTTTGTAAAAATATCGTTGCGAGACGGATTGGATGGCGCTCCCTTTGGCGAACCAAAAGTGCTGTTGCGGTCACTTCGTTCGGCATCCAGCGATGATTGAAAGTCGAGCATGTCTTTTGAAACTTTTTTCCAATATCCAGATTGTGAAGTGGTTTTTGGTGGAACCCATTCATAAACTTCTCCATCTTTTGTTTTTCTTCGTTCGAATGGAGTTTTGCCGTCTGGCCAACTAACTGTTTCTCCAAAAATACTTGATATATTTTCATATTTTTCTTCAACTTCATCCATCAGGTTTTCAAATTTTTCTATTTTGCGTTGTTTGTCTTTATCAGATGACAAACGCTGAAGTGAATTTCTAATCAAATCTCTTTTCTCTTGCAAATCTCCACGCAGCGCAAACATTGGACTTTCGGGGTCTGCTATTTCATCAAAGAAATCATCAACTTCTGAATTTGAGCCGAAAGTTGCACCTTTTTCTTTTGCAGACTTAATTATTTCCCGTGAGACAATTTCTCTTTCTTTTCTGTCTGGCGACCTACCAGAAGAAAGACGCTCGGGAACATCAACTACTCTTTTATCTGAAATTTTTTGTATTTTTGCGGATGCTGATTTTCTCCAAATTGCATCACCAGGACCCTCTAATATATCTTTTGCCAAATCATCAAGAACTTCAGTTGTTCCTTTTTGTCTTGATATCTCTACTCTTACGGTGCCATCCGGGTCTCTGCCAACAACCTTCATTGTTCCTGGTGGAATAACGAACATTTGTTTTTCATCGCCTGTTGCGGTTGGGAAAATTCCCCTATCGCCTTCCTTTACCGTAACAATTATTCGTTTTTGTTTTTTGCCGTTTTCTGGGTTTGCCTTTTTGGAAACATCACCTTTTTTGTGTCCTTTTCCAATAACTCGACCCCTCACAAAACCCTTGCTATCAAATTCTTTTCCTACAGCTTTACCTGTTAGTTCTCCGGGTGGAAGCTCAATTATTGCCTCCATTTCAAACGGTTCAGAAACCGAAGAAGCATCAATTGCTTCCAGTGTCGGAACAAGAATATTTTTAACCTGGTCCTCCATCGAGCCATCAGAAGATGATTTGTCGTTTACGTCAAGTCCAAGCCTTCTTAGTCTTGCATTTGCCCTATTCATGGCCCTTCCGGCCTGAGCATTTGTTTCTGGATGAAGTATTTTTGATATCAAATTTGAATCAAAATCTTTCATCTCTCGAACTGCTTCAGCTTGCTCTTTTGATATTTTTCTTCGAAGTTTTTTTCTTTCACTTAAAGCGTGTTTCTTTGCATCAGCAGAACTTTTGAACTTTTTTGTTTTTTTAGGCTTAACGGACAATTTTTCATCTACTTTTTCAAGAAGGCTTTTACGTATCGCGTTTTTTGTTCTTGTATCGCCTTTTGCTCTAGCGCGTGACAAGTGTTCTTCAAACATCATTTCACTAACTTTTATTAGTTCCTCGTATTCTTCTGGCGATGAATATTCATTTTTTTCAATACGGGCAACAATGCTTGAAAATTCTTCAGCAAGAGTTTTGTCATCAAGTGAAGTTACTAATTCTTTAAAGTAATTTGTTTTGGCTTTTTCTAAAAACTCTGCTTCTTCCTCACTGGTGTAGGCACCAATAGAATCCCTGAATGCGTAGACACTGTCTTCAAATTCTTTTGAACCTTCTTTCCCGCCAAGTGTGTTTCTTTCTTTCCATTCATCTTTTGCTATCTGTCTTGATTTTTCATAAAAATTAATTTCTTTTTTGATTTTACTTCTAGCTTCTTTGAGCTCGTCTATATCTTTGGCAATATCAAAATCAAGGTCTTTACTTATTTCTGCTTCTTTTTCTTTTATTTGTTTTGTCAGTGATTCAAATTCTGATTTTGCTTTTTCGAGCTTCATGTCTGCTTCTGCAGCAACCCGTATTAGAGTTGAGTCATCGGAAATTTCTGGGTCTTTTAATCTTTTGCGGAGAGTTTTTATGTCATCAGATATTTCTTCATCTGTTTTTTCTCCAATTTCTCTCATTGATTTTGGCTTTGGGGCTATTTCTTTGGATTCATCCAAAACCGATGAAGCTCTTTTTAGTCTTTCTTCTCTTAGTTTTGCATTTTGATACATATCCATTGATGAAAGTGCAGCATCAACATCATCTCCATTTATCAGCCCCATTTCTCGCAAAGCCCACATTTCTGTTTGAGCTTCTATGAAAAACCTTCCAAGGTCGTCGTGATATTGACGTGGATATTTGCCATAAACATTTGCTAAGTTTGATAAATTTCTTGCCGTTTCTGGATTTTCCAGAAGCACTTTTTCCGCGTAATCCGTAAGCAACAAATTCCAATTCACTCCTGTAATTTCTGTTATTGAACTAACTTTTAGCTTTCTTCCATCCGGAAGTACCACTTCCCCTGTTTCTTCAATTTGTCTAGTTATTGAATCCAGTAAAGCTTCTCCCTGTATGGAGTGCCCTATTTCGTGGAGAGCTATAAATCTGGAAAAAGACTCCACCCCAGAAACTAAAGCCGCCCTATTTTTTGCAAAGTCATTTGCACTAGTTATGAAATCCGCTACGGCTTCTGCTCTTTCTGCATCGCTGGAGCCACCCTCTGCGGTGATTAGCAGTCTTTCGTCACTTCGTAACGCTGGAATTCCAATCACTTGATTTTCTAAAATTTTGTCAAGATTAAAATATATAGTTGAAACAGGTTTACCGGCATCCATTGCAAAACCAAAAGAGCCTTCATCTGGTTCTTCTTCGCCAGCTGCGTTTTTCGTAAATTTAATTACTTTTATTTTCTTCATGTGTTCAGGCATGAGTGCAAATTGCTCCAGCACTGTGGTTGCAAGTGCTCTTTCCGTAACCCTAAATCTTTTCATTTCTGATTGAATGAGTCTTTCTTGAATTTCGTCCGGCAGTTCATTAAGCTTTGGCGCACCTGGTGTTCTTGCAAGCCTATTTTTAAGTTCTTTTATGACAAGAGCCCTGACTTGAGGGTCTGTTAATTTTTCAATCTTTACATCCCATTGCCCGGTTTCTTTTAATCTGTCAAAAGTTTCATATACGTCATCGTTTTTTTCTTTTGCAGCTTCCGATGTATCTACGCCTAGATTTGTCATTAAATCATCTACGGTTTTTTTTGCTTCTTTCAATCTCTCCTGTGCCCTAATCATTGTGTTTTTAAATGTTCTTCCGCCTGCCGAATCTGGAACATCAGTAGATGGCCAGTCTGGCGAAATCGGCCTTCCGGTTACCGGGTCAAAACCAGGAGTCCTTCCAAAAAAATACTCGACGGGTCTGTTAACTGGAAGATTGTTTATCCCCTGGTTGTCATCCCATGAGCCAGTTTGAAACCATCTACTTGCTCTTCCAACAAAACGCTTAAACCCCTGAAGCTCTCCGGCGTCGGTAAGCTCTGCCGCTTTTTCATAAGCAAATCTTGCAAAACGTGATGTACTAAACCCAAAACACGTTGTTCCACGCATGTCCGTAAACTGGTTTGCCGCAGGAGTCCCTGGTGGACACCTAAATTTGTTATTTGCATCAGTTATCACACCGACCATTGCTGCGGCTCTGGCAATCAACCTTCCGCCAGGAATTCTGTCTTTGAGCGGTCTTCCGGGGAGTATTTTTGTTTTTATTTCATTTTTGCTAGTTATCCCGTTTACGAAATCATCAACAGTGTCGCCAGACATATGATTAAGTGGATTTAGGATTTGTTCACTTGATGGAATTATGTCATCTGTTTTTGGATTTACTTTATACTTTTTTAAAATAACAGTCGGTTTTTCTTTTTCCTCTTGCTCATCACCTTCTGCAGCGGGTGAAATCCAACCAAAATTTGGAGATTGCTTTATGTTTTCTCTCTTTAATCTATTTGGAAAAAGAACAAGCCTGTCTCCGGGCTCATATGTTTTATTTTTATCCCAAATATTTCCCATTCCATCTTTTTCTAGCCCAGGCGGAAGTTCACCACCAAAATCTCGTTTTTTGTTATCGGTGTCTTGGTATGTTTGTTTTTTTGCTCCGCCACCAATCGATTCACCGATTGGCATGACGGATTTAACCGCAATATCTGGGTTGAGTCTTTCGGTTTTTGCAGAAATGAATGTTGCGCGCTTAAATGCGATTGCACGCTCATTTTGTCCATCGCAGCATTTTTTGGGCGCGAATAAACGCTGCGAAATAATGTGACGTATCTTTTTCATTTTTCACCCGATTGTTGCGGGCGACTTTTGTTAATTGTCGCTGTCGATTTGGTCTTCAAGAAGTTGGAATTCAACAAGTGAAGCCATGAATGAAGCATCATCCACCTCTTTTTCACTCTTCTCGCTTGTGCCAGCAATCCAATTTGCCGGAATCAAACTTTCGAGTTTAAGAGCTTTGGCGCGCTTCATAATGTGCTTCTTGGCAATATCTTTATTTTTTGCTCTTCCGTAGGCTTGGATGGCATTTCTCAAATCTGATTCACCAACTATTGGGAAAGAACCATCTTCGAGTGCCATTCCAGATTTAGCAAGTTCCGCTCTTTTTTCTTCTGAAAAAGCACGCTTGAGGGCTATTTCGGCAGCTTCTGCCTCAATTTCTAACGCCTCATCCTGCTCGTATCTATCGTATCCAAGAACTTCTCCATCCAAAGAAACGAAAACGTCATAAGACTTACCGTCGAACCCCTCTATTTCAACGGCGTACGTATCGAAGCCTTCAAAAACGTCTGGCTCGACTGCGACAACTTGTCCATCAATTGATTTAACCGCAATCTCTGCAGCTTCAGAAAAATCAATAAGTTTGTATTCTGAATAATCTGACTTTTGTTCAAATTCGGAAATGTCAAGCTTATGAAAACCCATAATTTCGGCACTGGTTCCATCAACAAACACTTCCTTGACGGAACCGTCTTTTGCCTGAACATCAACGACAAACATGTCAGCGTCTGGGGAATAGCCGGAATCAACAACTACGCCATCAAACATTTGCTCTGCAACACCTTCTGCGTGAAGGATGCCGGGCAAGCCTTTTTCGGCAACACACCCGCCAGGGCAATCGTCGCAAACCGGCGAAGAGCCAGGATATGCCTTTCTTTCAAGGGCGCACAAATAACCAAATGCCCCAAGGTCTGCTGATTTAATTCCGAGAGAATTAATTCGTGAGCGTCTAACTTCTTCCCAGTAGGTATCGGAAGTGGAGAAGGATTTTTCGGCCATATCTCCCTCTTCTTCGTCCTCTTCGTCTTCCTCCATCTCGTCGTCTTCTAGTTCTTCATCGTCGTCTTCCATATCTGCATCAACAATGGCTTTTTTGCCAATTTTCTTTCGGCGGCCATATGACTTCATTTCGTCTTCATCTTCGTCTTCATCTGTTGATTCGACTTCTTCATCTTCCATGTCGACTTCTTCGGTATCTTCGCTTTCCTCTGTCGGCATTTCTGTTTCATCATCCTCATCGTCTTCATCCATCATTGCCATAGCGGCTTTGCCCTTAACGCGCTTAGATGATTTTTTGGACTTTGATGGCATTTCATCTTCCATCATCTCTTCATCATCTTCCATCATCTCTTCATCGTCTTCTGCGTCTACATTCATTTGTTTGTATCCCATTGATACGCAGTCGCCCTTGCATTCCGGGCAAGCTTCACCAACCATCTTGTTTTGCGCTTTGCACATAATGCCTTTTGCTTCTTTGGCATCCATGTCTTCGTCTTCCAAATCTTCTTCGACTTCTTCTGGGCTATTCATGCCATAGCCTTTTTTCTTTTTGCTCTTCTTCTTCATTTTTTGTGGCATCTCTTCATCTACTTCTTCAACAACTTCCTCTTCATCCATCTGAGAAATTGGTACCATTTTCATTTCGACTGGAGTTGCACCACACTTAGCGCAAATTGCAGCACCCTTGACAAACCCACACTCCCCGGCACCAACCCCCTTGGCACATTTCAATACGTTTCCGTCGCTATCGATACCAACAGTTGCTTTTTCGTTGTAGCTCATAGAACTCCTGAATGTGCAGGGAAATACCGTTGCTGGCATTAACCATTAATTAAATTGTGTACTAAATTATAACCTACCACGCGGTTTTATTATGTATTGACAATACTTTGCGTAACTTTTATTCGTTTTCTTTTTTCAGTCGTGTTCTTACATTTGGTTTTCCAACTGGAGAGTGTGTTCCTGTCTCAATTCTTTCTTTTGCTGTTCGAAGTTGTTCGTCACTGAATATGTCGTCAATTGTGTAGTCGGTTCCAAAAATGTTATTAAAACGGTTTACAACATTTTCCAAATCTGAATCCGAATATCGTGGCACGTCCCCAACATTTGACGAATATGGAATAGAGCCTTTGAATTTGGCTGCCCTGTCCATATACTTGCCGAGATTCAAGTCTTCCATTATTCTTGTTACCGAGTCTCTTGTGTTAAAGCCGGACGTTCCATGTTTTTCTTTAATAAATGAAAGCAATGCTTCTGCGACCACGTATTTCGGTTTTGCTAGCTCTCTATCAAGTCTTGCGCCCGCATCTGTTGCTGTAAAGGTTGATTTGGCATCTTTAATTATTTTGGATTGAATCATTTCAGAAATGACGGCAGTCGGAATTCCTTGCGTCTCCCACCTGTTAAGGGTTTGACGATTCTGTTCTCCAATTTTGCTCTTTTTCAATATTTTATTTAATTTTTCATATTTTTCTTTGTCTTCGTCTGATATGCCCAAACTCTTCATTAGTTCTGACATTCTAAATTCTTCACGTTTTGTTCTGGTTGTTGAATTCGGAATTTCTGTACCTTTTTTATTTGTGGGCAGTGCCGATATCGATTCGGGCACCCGCATGCCCTCATACATCAACTCTGTATTTGCATCGTCGGCATCGCCATCATTTCTGAACGCTCCACCAAAACTAAATCTCTCATCATCGTCAAGTATTGAATAATCAGATTGAGAAATCTTGTTGTCAACACCTTTTTTCGAATCTATATACATTGGGAAAGCGTCTTTCCCAAAAGTTTCCAACAAAAATCTTTCTCTAAACTTTGCTCTACCGAGATTTTCCATGGCCGTAGTTAATGCAGATTGATTAGAAATTTTTTCATCTGATTTTGTTGGCGCGAATAATCTCCATGAATCAAATATTGGTTCATTTCCTATTTCTGCAATTAAATACATGACATCGTTGTACGACAATCCAGCATTTGGAGAATCCAATTTCTTTTCTTCTGTTGCATTTAGATTTAGAAGTTTTGACAATTCTTTATTGTCAATTGGTCTTCTTTCTGTTACTTTGCCGTCTTCTCCCCAATTTGTTGGAATGGTTATCATCTTTTTGAGTTTTTCCGTTGGCAACATCCATGTTTCTTGGTTTGCTGAGTCGGTATCATTTTTTGAAACATCCCCAATTTTTATATTTCTTTTATTCTTGGCAAATCTTGTGCCGATATTGGAAATTCCGTTGTTTATTGCGCTTTTTTTCCTGTCGCCAATTTTGTCCAGTGGTCCGCCATCGTCTGCTGGATTCAACAACCAACCCCTTTGTCTTATCTGCCTCCAACTATCTTGGGCTATTCTGTTGTATTCTTCGTCATCGCTGAATCCATGTAGCATGTCAACTTTTACTTCAGTTCTTCCGCTAGATAGACGATTGTTTTTTCTGAGTCTCCTGCTAGCTCTGCCGCTGGAAATTCTTTCATCGCTTGGGGGTGGAGGAAATTCGCCTCTCTTAATTAAGTCTTGATATTCTGCTTCCAGTTCTTCGCCTGTTGGGACTTTCGGCAATAGGTCATTTTCTATTAAATCTTTCATTATTTCTTCATCATCTGGGTCTTTGATGTCTTCGATGCGACCATCGTCTCCACCAGAAGAAAGTCTTTGTCTTCGATTTGCTCTTTGTGATGCTTTTCGTGATACTTTTCCTGAGCTGAGTCTTCTAAATTCTTCATCTTCTGGGTCAGTGGCATCAAGAATCCAACTTGTTGACCCAGGAATAAGCCTCTTCATTGCTCTGGTGTTTGCAACATATTGCAATCGAAGCTCTTCTGGCCCCATGGAATCAATCAATTCAAGTTTGAATTGTTCTTTTTCTTTTGGATTTAGAATTTCTAAAAATTCTTTTAGGGTTTCAAATTGTTGGTCTGGGTCCGCCAATCGCCCTTGTTCGTGGAGTTCTTTTTTCCACGGTACAGACAGTTCGTCCCATTTTGGTGCTTTGAAGTCACCAGCAAGAATGAGATTGTCAAACTCAAGACCCTTTGACCGATGGGAGGTCTGCGCAATTATGTCTGGCCCCAAGTCGCCCCCATCGGTACCAGCAACACTGGTTGGCTTGAGCGTGTATCCGCCCTTGGCGACATCATTTGTTTTTCTAAGGTTTTCAAGTTTTTCGTACAGTTCTTCAATGCTGTTTGCTTCAGTTAACCACACGCCAGCTTCGCCATATTGGGGCTTGTCTTTGCCAGCAAATGTAAATGTTGATTTACCTGTCTTCGGGTCTCGCTTTTTCAAAAGGTCTTTGACGGGGTACGTGTTGCCCTCTGCAACAGCAATAAACTTTCCGTCAACGTTTTTAAATCTTAGAGTTATCTCAGAATCAACAATTCCATCTTTGTTTTTTTTGTATTTATCAAAATAAGAATATTTTGCGCCTTTGAGATAATTAAATATTTTTCCATTGCCTTCAACGATTGGGGTAAATGATTTAATAGAATCAAACTCCGGTGAATCACCAGCCGGAATTCCATTTTCTATATCTTGAATTAGATTGTTTAAAACAGATGCGCCAGCATCTATGTTTTGTACCTGCAAATACCACCCCTTCTTGTCTCTCGTTAGTCCAAATTTGCCTTCAGGGTCACCAAATCTAAATTTATATTTACCTTTATACAAAACCTTATAAGATTGGTGTTGTTTGAAGTCCCCTCCGTCTTGACCAAGAAAAACTTCATTTGTTTTTGCATTAAACGAAGCAATTAGTGTGCCACCACTTACAATTTCTACTGGGTCAAATTCATCAGCAAGGTCAGAAGCTGTTACTTTTCTTCCAATCAATTTTCCACCATCAGTGGTTTCTATGTTGTCGACGTGTTTTCTTAACTTATCCCAATCAAAGTTATATTTTTTAAACAATCTGTAAGCCGTAATTGCTTGTTGGCCAACATCTACTACTTCTGCTGCGTCATTTTCGCCGATTGTTTCTCCGGTAATTAAATCTGAAGTTTTGTCTGTTCCGCCTGCGGCTTTTGCAAGTTCTGCCCAACTTGCTACACTCCAAAGTTCTGGAAACACACTTCTTGGTTTGTCTGCTTCTTTTCCGTTGATTGTTTTTCCGTTTTTTAACCATTCCGCATGGTTAATCATGTCTGTCAAATCTTTTTTAAACGTTGAAACCGAACCCGTTCGTTTTCCCTTTTCTTGTTCTTCTATTATTCTTTCAAACGCCACAGCATTAGTTAAGCTTATAAAAGCGAGTGACTCTCTTTCTCCATTTTTCTTTATGGCTCTAGTTGCCGCAGTTCCAATTCCTTCTGGCAAAAATGATTCGGCTTCAAGCAATTCTCCCGGTTGGCCAGCGGCATCAATTCTTAATCTGGAAAAAATTGGACTCTCTCCAGTTTTTCTATCTCTTAATCTTTTTTGGTGGGCAGCAAGGAATCTGTTGGCTATTCCCTGTATAGCTCTACCGAATCTGAATGTTTTTGTAAGCGTTAGCTGATATTTTGCTTCCATATCCTCTAATTCATCAACAGCGCCCCTAAATTCATAAATTGCTTGATTACTATCTCCAACGGCAACCCATTGAATTTTTTGTTTTCTAATAATGTCTGTCATTACCGGATTTGAATCTTGTGCTTCGTCAAAGAAAACTATGTCATTTCCGTCAACATTTTGCGACATTCCCCTACCGGTACCAAGGTCAGGATTGGTCAATGACCATTGCTTCATTACGTAGCTTCGGGAAAGCTCCAAGGGGCTGTTTTCATCAAACGAATCATTCCAAAACCTTCGAGCTTCAGCAACAATTTTGTTTACCTCTTCTTTGCTAAACAAATCAAAGTTTGCTATTGACTGTTTTGCAGCAGCAAGAGTTACAACATATCTGTCTATTTCTTTATGTGGTTCTTTTGTGTTGTTATTTCTTCCGGTAGAAAATTCAGTTGCAATCCGAGCCATGAGAGCGGCGCGCTTTCTTCTAGTTAAACCAACAGTCATTGGAATTAAATCTCCCTGTTTGTTTTTTACCTGAACCTGTTGGCCGTAATCAGAAAATCCATAGTGATTTGCAATCGCATCACTATCTCTAACACCAATTATTCCAGAACTGCCGGAGTCTGACTTTTTTCTGAGTTTTGCATTTGTTCCTATTACTTGACTTGTTGCAACTGAGTCCCATGTTCTTACTTCGACATTTGGATAATTGGCAAATTTTTTCTTTGCCTCTTCTTGCATTTTTTTTGTGAACGTAAGATAAACAATTCGTTTGTCCGGCTCTTGGTCAAGAATTCTTTTTGCTGATACCAAGAGTGTTGATGTTTTTCCTGTGCCGGCCAAAGCACGAACTATCACGTTGTCGCCCGTCATTATTGCATCAGAAACTGCAGCTTGTTCTTCAGTGAGCTTTTTGTCCGTGGCAGCACTGTAGTCATACTTCATGTTTTGTTGTACATCTTCAAGACTCTTTATAACTCTTCTTTCGGACCTGCCAGAAGAAAGCCTGTCTTGATTTGCGTCATTTAGTATTTTCTTTGCCGCATCTCTTGTTTTGGGGCTCGATTTTTGATTATCAACATTGTTGAGTGCCCACATGACGTTGGCTGCTTTACCTATGTCGTTAATAAATTTGTCGCGCTTCGCCAAATCTTCTGGGCTTAAATCAAACAAACCAAGATACGTGTCGTTCAATTCTTCACTGATATCCATGTCTGGGTCATCTGGGAGAATAGATGCAAGATTTTTTCTGTTTTGAATTTTGTTTATGTTGCTTCTGATTGTGTTTCTGTAAGCATCCAGAATGGTAATGTCTTTTTCTTTTATTGCTTGTTTTAGGTTTTTCTCAAAATTATCATTCCAAATTTTTTCAGTTTTTGGCAACAGTCTTGTTATTGTTTTTGGTCCATCAAATATCATTTTTTGATAATTTATTTTGCCAGAGCTAACCCTGTTATCATCGTCTTCATTGTCCACATCATCGCCACCAGCTAAATTGTCTTCGTCTTCGCCTGTTTCGCTGTCACCATCGTCATCGCCGACTATTGTGCCCTCGTTGCCGTCTTGTGCTGGGATTTGTGTTGGGTCCTGTTCTGATTCAGCATTGACCCTGTCATCATCATCGTCGGAAACGGGCGTAAAGGGGGTTCCACCTTGGTACGGATATGCAAAATCTTTTGGTTCTTCAAGAGAATCGGCAAGCTTGCTGTCTTCTGGGTCTCCGGTTTTTCTTAATCTGGCAACTTCTTCTGCAATGTGTGCCTGTGCCGCACTTCGCCTATCGCCCGAATAATAGAGTTTTGCAAAAGCTGGACCAATATCAATTTGTTTTTGTGCCCTGGTGGCAGCAACGTATGCAAGGTGCATTCCTTCTCTAAACTGTGGCGATTTTTGGCCAAGTTTTGTAAAATTGTCTCTTATATCATCAAAAGCATCTTTATAGCTTTCTCCAACAACAACCGTATGCGCTTCCATGCCCTTGAATAGTTGTGGAGTTGTTATGACAGCATCGGCTCCAGTCGTGTTTGCTGCTTCAAGAATTTCTTCAGAAACTTGTCGTATCATTTCGGAAAGTCTTTCCCTGCTGCCACCAAGGTCTTTAATGTCTATTACGTAGGCATCGTTTCTTGCGGTTTCGCTACCGGTGGCAGCCCTTCTCAACACTCCGCCATCTTCTACAAAATCAAAATAGTTAGAAAATCTTGGGTCTCTAGTAATTATTCGTTTCGCATCTTCAGAATAAAATCCACCTTTTCTTATGCCGCTTCCTTGCCCTCTTGTTTTTTGGCCGGTGATACCCTGTCCAGTGAGCACAACGCGACCAGTCCATTTTCCCGGTTTTTTGGAGTCGTGTTCCCATGTGCCATCAATGATTCTTTCTTTCCCGGTTTTGGGGTCTATTTGCGACATTTCCAAATTCCAATGAACAGCCGAGCGCTGTGCCGCATCGCCCTTGCCTTTTCCCTCTATTAGAACTATTGCTTTAATCTGTGAATCTTCGACACCCATTTTTAGTTTTGTTGTTGAGCTTCCGAGTAATTCTTCTAGGCTGTCTTCACCATCAGTTTTGTTAACGCGAAGTTTGTTGAATTTTGTCGATATTCTTAGTGCTTGTCTTTCTGGTATAACCACCGGGTTAACCAGTATCTTTTCTGGGTTACCATCTTTGTCTAATGTGCCAGTCTCTATGAATCCACCCCTAAACCTCCTCAGCATATCGCTTGGGGCTACTGGCTTTCCTCCCTTTGGATGCATTAAATTCCACAGCGCTCTTAGTTGATTATTATGAGGACGCGCAGCTTCCCTTATTACTTCATCCATGTCCCAAAAATTGCCAATGAATTTGGATGCAGGTGGTCTTTTACCAGCTGTGCCAAACTTATTATTCCAGAGCCATTGATAATGCATCAAAAATTCAACTATGTCTTCATGTTTTTTGGCTGATATGGCTACCTGTGGGACAAGTTGGGGTGGTTCTTTTTTGCTTGGGTTTCTTAATCTCCACTCCGCCAGCTCTAGTTGCATTTGGGTGTCCAGATGGGCGCTATATCTGAATGCTGCTTTTATTACTTCAGTATTTGTTCCACCGAGAAAAGCAAAAGTCTCTCCCACCACGGGCATGAGTGGGTCAACTTTTTGGTAAATAATATTGTGGTTGTCGTCACGCTGTGGATTGCCATCTCCATCAAGCATGGGCATCGGTCGACCCTTTTCGTCAAGTTTAAGAGCGTCCCCGTCGTATACGAATCCTTTTGATTCTTCTATTGATTTATCTTTTACACTATTTAGAAATTTGATTTTATCTTTTGCAGGAATTCCCTCATCGAATATAAGAACATCTTCTTTTTGTTTGGTGTCCACAGTAAATCTTTTTGAAAGTTTAAATTCTTTATCTAGAGATTTTAATATATTTAAAAGCGCTGTTTTTTCTTTTGGTGTTGCTGTATCAAATTTTTCAAGCAAAGCAATAGCATCGTTAAACTGTTTCTCAACAAGCTGGTGATGGTGGCCGGTAACCCATTGTCTTCGCGGCGCATTTTGCCCAGTTATTTTTGCAAGCGCTTCGGCATCCAAATTTATGAGAGCTTGAATAATATTTCCAAGGTGGGCTATATTGTTGCCAAATCTAAAAGATTCATTTAGTGGCAACACATAATCTGGGTCCATCAACTCCATTGCATTAAGTGCGTTTCTAAAATTGTAAACAGACTGTCGTTCGTCTCCAACCAAAATTATTGGAAGCTTGTCTCTGTTGTTTTCCAAAACTGACAAAAAAGTTGGATTTATGTCTTGTGCCTCATCAATCAAAAGAGCATTTAGTTTTCTATTTGGGTGAGCAAAAGTTCTTCTAAGAGTAACTGTTCTATTTGTTCCTTTTTTAGCTTTTGTATCAACACTCACAGAAGTAACAATCCACAATGGTGTATCTGGGCTTACTTTTGAAACGTCCGTAATCACTTTTCCGTTTCTGTCTGTTATGTCTCCCTTTTTTGCGGAAGATGCAACAGCATCTATCTGTGTACTTCCGAGTGCATGGCCAACCATATATTTTGCTTCTGATAAATCAGGATTTGAAAGAGAAAATATTTTTGCGGTTTGACTCATGTTGGGAAGAACTGTTGTCTTTTGTTTTTTGCCCTTTTCGTCTATGTAGTGTTCGTTAAGCAAATGCTCGACAACGGTTCTGCCCATTTTTAGCCACTCTTGCGGAACGTTAGTTTCTGGTTCATTGTAAACATCAACCCAAAATTGTGGGTTGTGGTCCGCACTGCCAACCTCCACTTGTTCGGTTGTATATTGGAATTTTCCAGGAATTATGTTTCCATTTTCATCGAGTTTCGGTACCGGATTTCCAGATGAATCCAACTTGACCACCCAGCCAGAACCTATTTTTACTCTGCCCTCCAGTATCGATGCGCCGAAACCACTCTTTCTTGCTTCCACATCATCTTCGTCTGGGGCGAAGTGTTTTGCTTGTAGTTCTTCGTCACCGCTAAGTGTCCATTTTTCAACAGCTTTTCTTATTATTTCCGCAAGTGTTGCTACGTCAAGGGATGGAAGTCGGTCAGAGCCAGGCAACGGACCTTTTTCTGCCAATTTTTCAAGTTTGAAAAATCTTTGATAGTCGTCATTTGTATCAAGCATTCTAAGACCGGTATGTTCCAATGTTGGTCGCTGGCCGGCCGGACTACCATCTGGGAGTGTTGCCTTTGGGTGCGGAGGAGTGGGTTTTCTTTGTCCATCTCTAAAATCAATATAGGTAAACTTGTGCGGAACCGCCTTGCCGGTCTTTGGGTCTATTTTTGTTTGCGTAACAGCAGCACCTATTGGTTCCCCTGTTTCTTCGTCAAAATCTCTTGCTCTATCAACTCTTGCTCCCGCTGCATCCATTTTTCTTGAGATGTGGTCTCCAAATTTTTTGTCTGCTGCGCCAAGTAGGAGTCCCCATCTGGCAATTTTGTCTAGCGTTGAAACTCCCGTGTTTCCAGGAAACACAGCCTGCGCCTCTAGTTGATTTTTTTTGTTAAAGACTGCATAGTAGAGTGATTTTGAACCGTATTGTTCTTTGAGTTTTTCGACTTTGTCCTTGATTTGTTTTTCTGTCATTTTTGAAAAATCAACGTTAAAACGTTGCGATATGTAATTGAGTTTTTCGGCTCTTTCTGTGTCATTGCCTATTTCTAAATTAAACAAATTGTCAAGTGCGTTTGCGAGCATCTTTAGTGTTGTTGTTTTTCCGGTTCCGGCAGCCGCCTGAACAGAAATAACCGGGTAAACCATTTTTCCTTGTTTGTTCTTGAATGGCTTGAGCTGTCCGGTTATTGCCATCAATCCGACTTCAATGACGTCTTTTTGTTGTTGGGTTGGCTCATGTGGAAGATTGTGGGCAAACTGGAACGAAACATCTTCAACTCTTTTTATTTGTAGTTTTTTATCGTCGGGATTTTTTACTGACGATATGTGCCCTCCACCACTGGAAAGTCTTCCTGTTACGTCAATTACTTTTCCATCTTCGTCTTTTTGCGGTAGAGAAACAAATCTTGTTTCATCATCGGTATTTAGATTGGCGACTTGTTGAACCCTTATTGCATTAGGCTGATTGAGACTTCTGAGAATTTTGTTAATTCCCTGTTTATCCGAAACGGAATTCCACCCGTCGGATTCTTGATAAAACACTCCGTTTCTTATGAATCCCATTTTTGTCGAGTAGTGATAAATTTCTCTATCTCCATTTGACAAATCAAATGAACTCCAAGCGCCGCCGCTTCCAGCTTTTATCTTTCTTCCATCGACGTGTGGCTGTTTTACAAAATCTTCTATTTTTCCGGAAGACAACCTATCCAACATCTGCATTTCTGTTGCTTGTCTTGGTTCTTTTTGGCCAAGAGCTTTAAGAATTTTTTTGATTCCTTGTTTATCGGAAACTGAATTCCATCCAGTTGATATCTCAAAATATTCACCGTTTCTTATCACTCCCATCATTGTTGAGTAGTGATAAACCTCCCTGTCTCCATTCTGTCTATCAATTGCAGTCCATCCACGATTGCCAATTTTATGTGTTTTGCCAGATTTGTGTGGTCGTGTTGCAAAGTCTTCTATCTTTCCAGATGAAAGTCTTGCATCTTCAATTTCATCAATTGGTTGTTCAAATGTTCCACGAATAGGGCCAGATTTCGGAATCGGTTCAGAGCCAACCATTCCTTCAATAAGAGGAATTTCATATTTTAGGTCTGCCTCATATTTTCTTTCATCTGGTTCAAATCCTGCAAGTTGTCTAAGCGTCGGTGAACGATTGATGAGATAATTGACTGCTTTTTGTGCCTCAAGCATTGCCCTTCTTAGTGCCGTATGGTCATTCTGTATTGCATCTGCCCAGCTCTTCAAATACACGCCATGGTCATCTCTGAATGTCGGTTCAATACCCAACATTCCCATCAAAAGCGAACTACCAATTTCTGCGATTAATTCTTCGAAAGCGTATTTTTTGAATTCTGGTGAAAACTCCGGAGCTGTCATTTTTCCGTGTGGCCTGTCCAAACGAGAACTAGCACCACTCCAGTGAGTTAATTCATGCATCAATGTTGAGTAATACTCAACCGGGCTATTGAACTGTCCAAATTTCGGCATGAATATCGTGTCTCTACTGGGTGAGAAAAAAGCTCCGCCAAAATTACCCTCTTCTACCACTGGCCCTATTTCGCTTACGACTTTTTGAACATTTTCTATTCTTTGTTTTTCCGAAAGCTTCAATGCTGCTTGCTCTGCATACATAATGTTTGGCAAACCCTCAATTTGGGCAACGTTGTAAACCTTGGTCATGTGGAACTCGCCAGTTCTTCTTCCACGTTCAATTGTTGGAGCAAGGATAAATGTTGGCTTTTCTCCTTTTCTAACTTTTCCGCCTAGGCTTTTCCATTGTTTTTCTCCAGCCCATCGTGCAGTTGGATATTTTTTATCAAAACCCTTCATTGACAGAATTACTTGCCCACTTCCCTCGTAGGCCCTCCCAGCAACATTTCTTCTTTTGTTTGTCGGATTTCTGGCATAGTTTTCTGTTCTGGCCCAAGGTCTAACAAATTTGGCTCCTGGGTTTTTGATTGCTTTCGTAATTGATTCAAGAATTTGAACCTGCATATTGTCGTAATATTTTTGCAATTCTGATTCATTCAATGATTCGCCAGAGGAAAGTCTTTCCGCTCTCTTGGGAGTAACTTGTGAAAGTACAAATCCAACAGGGCCATCATCATTTAGTTTTGCGTTTGCGCCAGAAGAGATTCGACCATAACCGTCATATTCATCAAGTTCTTTTTGAATTTCTTCTGGTGATTTTGCTGTTTCTAAAACTTGATTTTCGATTTCGGCAGATTCTTTTGCTTTTTTAGCTTTTTCTTTTTCTATCTTTTTTACTTCGGAAAGAGCTATTCCTTTTTCTTTGGCAATTTTTCGGCGAGGTTTACCCGAAACAATATCTTCGTATATTTTTTGCTTTTCGTCATCGGTAAGTGCTTTAGCTATCTTTTTCTTTTTTATCAAATTTTTTCGTGTTCTTGGTCTTGGTTTATCAAGATTTTCTGGTCTTTCAATTTTTTTACCGGTTCTCAAAAATTGCATATGTCGCTGTTCGGCTTTTCTTACATCTTGGCGACTCCAGCCCAGCGTGTCTGCGACTTCCTGAAGGGTTGCACCCTTCATTCTTCTGTTGTATATCTCTTCGTCGCTCCATGCTTTTCTTGTAATTATTGGTCTTTCTTCGTCACTGTCCTCCGGGCCAAGAAAATCTTCAATTATTTTGTCGTAAACATCAAAACCAAGGTCATATGGCATATTTTCATCACCAAAGGGATTGTCTGGGTCGAATCCGTCATCCAGACCAGGAATATTTCTTACTCTTCCGCGCTCCCCAAGCTTCGGCGCATCGTGTCCGAATTGACCAGAGGAGAGTCGCCCATTTGAAATATCTGTGTTATATCCATAATTATTTAGCCACTCTGCGAGTTTTTTGGCGGTGTCCCCATCTTTGGCAGATGTGTTGGGAACGCGTTCGGCGACATGATTTGCTATCGCTTTTTTCAATCCTTTATTAAAATCTTTTCTGTCTTCTTTTTCAATTCCGTCGACAGCTTTAACAAAATTTCCAAGGTGTCCGGCATAGGCCATGAACCAATCCATGTATTCATCGGTTGATTTATTTTTTTCATTAAAATTTTCCGGTCTTTTGCCGTTTCCCCTACCCGTTCCGGCCCAAGCAACTCGAGCTTGATTTTCGCCCATTTCCATACCGCGAAGGAAATTTTCTGAAATATTTTTATCAGAACTAGTTCGTGGTCTTTGTTCCCACCCCATTTCTGAATCGTTCCATCTTTGAACAATTTTGTCAAAGTCTTCTCGTCTTTGTTTTTCGTCTCTACTAATTCCAAATTTTTGTTCGTGTTGTTTTCCAAGTCCGTGTCTGGAGAGATTTCTTCCTGAAGAAAGTCTTCTTTCTTCGTTTTCTTTTGGTCTCCTGGGGGCCTGTCTGGTGGTTTTTTCAACAGGTTTTTTATTTTCGGGCAAAACAGATTCTGCGCGCTGAATTGGCTTTCCCTCAATTAATTCGCCTTGGGTTTTATCTTTATCAATTTCTTGTTGAGGGGTTGTGTCGCGATTGTAAATCGAACCAGGGCCATATGGTGTTGGGTCTGGCTGTCTCCAGTCTGGATATTCATCAAATAGCCAGCCGTTTCTATTTCTATCTTCGCGTGTATCTGGATTAAGGTCTCCCTCCGGAATCCCAAAACCGCGCGCACCCCTACCGCGTCCACCACCAAGTCTTGGTCTATCTATTAGACGAGAAGCTCCATATGAAGCGATTCTTCTACCTAGATTTTTTACCTCTATATCTTCATCTATTAATTTTTTTTTTATGTCGTTGTTGTTAAGTGCGGTGTCAATTGCATCTATCAAATCGTGATTTAATCCGGATTGAATAACAATTCCATCTATGTCGACAAATGTCTCTGCGCGATAGTAATCAAATATTGGGTCGAGAATTTGTTTTACTCTAAAAGCATCCTCTTGATTAATTTCGAGACAGTATCCTTTTTCGTCAATTTGTTCTTCGTTAAACTCTGATAAGTCTTTATATTTTTTTCTTCTTCTTCTTTTACGAAATCTTGAGATTGCGCCACGGAGACCGGCAAGAAGTAGCTCCCCGGGATATTTTGCTTCAAGTTCAATCAAATAATCTTCTTGTTCTTTTGTTTCAACATCGGCAGCAGCCTTTTGGTCCGAGTAATCACCCTTAACAACTCCGTTTGGTATTACGGCAAATCGGCATTTTCCTTCGGGGTGAACCGGAAGAGAAATAATTTTGCAAGACGAACCACCTTCATACATGACACAATTTGAGCACTTTACGCCGATTCCGGCTACTGGATTTCTTTCGGGTGGATAATATCCCGCCCACACACCATTGCTATCTTCATTAAACTTTCCGTGTCTTTTTACTATTTTGAGAAGAGCGTCACGAAGGTCTGATTCTTCTTTGTCTAGATTTTCTTTATCTATTTTTGGTTGGCTTCCTTCATACTCAATTTTGGGAAGTGGAATCATTACGGTTCCTGGGCCAATCGGATTTGGTTTAATTGCAACCGGAATTGCCGGCATTTGCTGCGGTCGAATAATTCGTTGTGGTTGGGTATTTGTGGTCGAGGGATTCGCTTGAATTATGACTGGTGGTTGCTGTGGTGTTATTTGGGGAATTTGTATTCGCTGAGGAGTTCCGAACATGAAAGTGTCCTGATTCCTCATCCAATTACATTTATATTTTTCGTATCCGCCTTTTTCTCCGGGTTTAATAAATGTTACGGTTTCTTCGTCTGCTTCAACTACATTTATTTTGCTTCCGTAAATATTGCTAAGTTGTTTTTGCAATTCTTCTCTATCTGGAGAAATAAAACTTTGTTGATTTGTTGCCGGAGCATTGATTTGCTCTGACATCATGTCCGTCTTGACTGATATGGTCCCCGTAAGTTGGTTTGCTCCATGTAGAACTGGCGACACTTCATATAGTTCAAGTTCCCAAATTACATTTGCCTGAGATTTTTGGTCAAATTGCGCGCGCAGTGTTTTGTATCCAATTGACCATTCTTGCTCTTCTCCAAAAAATGCAACGTTTGCAAAGGCTTCTTTGCCTTTTTCAGAATTTAGATTAAATTGAACTTTTGCAAAAAGGCCACCTATATTGGCAACTTTCATCTTCATTGGCAAACGTGGGTCGTTTGGTGAAACTTCGTATATTTCCAAAACTTTGCCTATTGGGTCGTTCCAATTATGACCCCACACAACTCTCGGTTTGCGTCTTTGTAAGCTTTTTGTAAAAGCACCAGCGGCAACAATGTCCCCAACGCTGTCTTTGTTGCCTATTCCTGCGACAAAACACTCAACGATTCCCTGAGCTTCGTCAAGATTTAGGGAATTTGACTTCGGCCCAATTGAACCAATGTTGCTTGATTTGTACTCAAACTGGTCTTGCATGAATTGTTCTTTCTGTTTACTCATTAGATAATAGAACAATTACTTCTTGCTTATTGCAAGTATTGTGTTTTTGATGTTTTGTTTAAAGAAAATAATTAATAAATTTCTTGACCGAAATTCCATGCAGCATTTACTTCCAAATCGGCAATATCGGTCTGTTCTTTTGCAAAAAAGTTTGCATACATTTCTACAATTTTCTGTTTGAAAGAAATGAATCTTTCGTCTTCTCCCTTTATATTGAACGAGTCAATCATAAATGAGTTTATTTCAGAAATGAATTTGTTGTTTAAATTTTTTATACTTGTAAGCCTTTCGTCAATTTGTTTTGCAACTTGAAGCGCTTGAAGATTTTTGGTCTTGATTCCCTTCGATTCAAAATTAATTTGCTTTTGTTCATTTGAGTTATTTATTATTGCCGAGAACAATGGCTTTATGTCTTCATCTATTTGCCTATTCCATGTTTCAATGGAAATAATTGTTTCAACGTCTAGCGTTCCAGATGAAAGTGCTTTTTTAGATTTTGCTCCGTTTATCTTTTCAAGCACAACTCGCTGCTGTCTTTCAAAAACTCTTTCAATTCCTCTTGATAATATTTCCGACCATCTTTCAATTTCAAATTGAGAATCTTCTTGTTCTGATTTTGTTTGAATTCCAGAGTCAGATGCTGTAGTAATTCCCGCTGGAGCTTGTGGCTGCATTGCTGCTCCAGTTGCTTCTGGTGGAAGTGGGCTTTGGGCAAGCGCCCCACTAACTTCAGCCATTGCGCCCTGCATTGTATTTGGGTCAAGCGGTTGCTCTTGTCCAGGCATTGGTGGCATTCCGGGCGCTCCAGGCATTGGTGGCATTCCGGGCATACCTGGCATACCGCCTGGAGCCCCAGGGACTTGAGCAGCATTTTCTTCCATCTTCTTTTTTGTATTCGCAATCGGAATAAGGTTTGGATTCATCAGCAAAGAATCGGCCAAGTCTGCGTCCACTTCTTTTCTTGCTGAACCAATTCTGTATTCGTTTACACTTATCAATCCGGCTTGAAGTTCTTGCATTAGATAGCGTTCGCGTTCCTGTTTATAGAGCATGAGAATCGGAACTTCTGAAGTATCAAAATCAATGTAATACTTATCGTCCAATTCGTCAAGTGCCCTGGAAACAATCTCCAAATGTGGCCCCATTGTTTCCACCCAAAAAACTCGTATTTCCTCTGCCGCATTTGAAAATGTTCGCCCTGCGGCATTTCCAATAACTGATTCTGGGACTCCGAAAGCTGAAAGTATTTCTTCTTTTGTTATCTGTCGCATTTGCATATATGCAGCATCTCTTGGCGATGCTGAGGTATCGACAAAATCAACTCCTTCATCTGAAGAAATTACAGTTGTTTGACCAGTTTTTGAAATATTTCCCCTGAATCTACTTCTCAATTCATCTTTGTCGTCCTCATCTATTTCTCCGCGAACTACAAGCAAACCACCCGGTCTTCCATCATTTAACAGATAATTTCTGTTATACATTTTCGCCAGATTCTCAATTTCGATAGCAACACCAGATGCTTCAAGTGGGGTCAAAGACAAATATGGGTCTATGGGATGCGGTCTTCTAACCCAACACACATCTTCTGGTTTTAAAATTGTTTTTTGTCCATATGGCATCATCACTTCATAGCCAGAAACAAATTTCTTTGGATGTGGTATTGGGGCAGTTGATTGAGGCGGAAGAAGGTTTAGAGCGATTATCCCGCCATCTCTGCCACGTATTTTTTCTATGAATACACCCCTTGTTCCAAGCAGCAATTGAGCGGAAAGTCTGTACCTAAAAATAAATGAATTTTCACCGATGTTGCTTCTGTTGTTTAATATCTCCAAAATTACGGAACGTTCTGCTTCTTTTCCTCTTACCTGCTCACCGTGCCTGGTATTATCTTTTCTTAACATCATGGGCAGTCTGGCTTGATTGCCAGAAATTGCGTCAATACACCGATTGACCCAAGTAATTTTCGACATCCCCTCGCGATATGCGCGCTCGATGTCCCAACCATCCCTATACGCTTTATCGGCAAATGAGGGGTTTGCTGATATGGGCAAACCGTAACCCAAAGATTTTGAATTTCCCGGGCGCAATGATTTATTGTTAGACGAACTGTTCCAAGCCATATATTTAATTGATTATTCTGAACCTAGAAGAAAACCGTATATTCCACATGCGATACCTGCGACCACCAAACCAGCTGGAGGAAATATTAACCCAGCCCCAATGCTTGTA